GAAGGGCGTGAACCAGGGCAGCGCGCTGGCGCGCGCCATCGGCCTGGATGCGGCGCGCGCCCTGTCCGAATGGCGCGGCGGCGAGACGGTGAAGGTGCCCCTGGCCAAGCCCTGGCGGATCTGGATCTACCGCGCCGAAGGGCTGAGCTATGCGCAGATCGCGCGCAAGCTCGGCATCGGCGAGAGCGCCGTGCACAAGTATCTCCAGCTGCGCGGCCTCACCACCAGCCAGCCGGACCTGTTCGGCTAGGCACCCCGCACACGGGGCGCCGACCCGCCCCCGCGCGCACGCGATCCTCGCGGCCATGCCAGCCGCCGCCACCATCTCCCCGACCGCTGGGCTGCTGCGCCGGCTGGGTGCGGCAGATCCACTCGGGTGGGCGGCCGTGCTGCCGCCCGCCTGCGCCGCCGCTGAGATCACCACGCCGCAGCGCCTGGCAGCCTTCCTGGCGAATGCGCTGCATGAGACCGGCGGCTTCGCGCGGCTGGTGGAGAACATGAGCTATTCGGCCGAGCGCCTGGTGCGGGTCTGGCCGTCCCGCTTCCCCGATGCCCTTGCCGCCAGCCCCTTCGCCCGCAACCCGGAAGCCCTGGCGGAGCGCGTGTATGGCGGTCGCATGGGCAACATCGGCCCGGGCGACGGCTGGCGCTTCCGTGGGCGCGGCCTGCTGCAGACCACCGGGCGCGACAACTATGCCCGCCTGGCGATCGCCACAGGCCGCCCGATCGAAAGCCTGCCGGCCTGGCTGGAAACGAAACCGGGCGCCGCCGAAAGCGCCACGCGCTTCTGGTCCTGGCGCGGCTGCAATGCGCCCGCGGACGCCGGCGACATCGAACAGGTGCGCCGCATGATCAATGGCGGGCTGGTCGGCATGGCCGACGTGCGCCGCCGCTACAGGGCCGCGCTGGCGGCCATTGGCCAGGAGTTCCTGTCACGATGACCGCGCTGACCGAGGCGCTGCTCCAGATCGCCGGCGCCGCCGTGCTGATGCTGGGCAGCTTCGTGCTGCTTCGCCTGCGACAGTTCCTGCGCCTGAGGGCCGATGCCGAGGTGCGCGGCTACCTGACGGCCGCGCTGGACCGCGCCGTGGAATTCGGCCTGGCCGAGGCGCGGCGCCGCGTCACCGGCCCCGATCTGCCCGTCCGCGCCGTGGTCGCGGCCGAGGTCGCGCGGGACTACGTGCAGCGCCGCGTGCCCGACGCGCTGGCGCACTTCGGCATCGAGACGACGGATCTCGACCAGATGATCCGCGCCCGGATGCCCAAGCCGGCGGGGAGCACGGCCTTCCATGGATGACGCGGACTGGGCGGCCGATATGGCCGAACGCGAGCGGCAGGAGCTGCTGCGCCGCCACCGCCTGCGCCAGGCCCCGCCTCGGCCGGAGGATCGCCGGCCGGCATCGCTGGACCGCGTGATGGACGACCCGGCGGAGGCGTTGCCGCAGGGGCGCGCTGTTCGCGCGACCCGGCCATGATCCTGGGCATCAACTGGTCCGCCATCGCGGCCGTCGTCACCGTCGCCACCTTCGCCTCCGGACTGGTGGTGTGGCTGCTGCGCGCGCGCTTCGCGGGCGACTTCGCATCCCGCGCCGACGTGGCCAAGCTCGGCGAGCGGATGGACGAGATCGACGCGCGGCTGTCGCGGATGCCCACCCATAACGACGTGCAGCAGATCCACGCGCGGCTGAGCGCGGTGGAAAGCGGCTTCGCGGCGATCGGCGCGCGGGTGGACGGCGTGCGCGAAGGGGTCGCGCGCGTGGAGCGCGACCTGGGCCTGCTCATCCAGCACGAGCTGGGCAAGGGAAAGCCGAAGCCATGAGCCTGCAGGCCCTGCTGGATGAGGATCGCCGCCTGGTGATCCTGAGATGCCTCTCGGAGGCCCATGACTACAGCCTCAACGAGACCCTGGTGGAAAGGATGCTGGCGCGCCTGCGGCTGGGCGTGGTCGGCCGCGACGTGCTGCGCGCCCACCTGGCCTGGCTGGAGACGCATGGCCTGGTCACGGTCGAGAAGCTCGACGCCGGCGGCGAGATGCTGTGGATCGGCAAGCTGACGCGCACGGGGCTGGAGGTGGCGCAGGGCCGCCCCTGGCCCGGCGTCGCGCGGCCCGCGCCGGGTTGAGCCGGCATGGCGCGCAAATCCACCGTGGATCGCCTGGGGCCCGAGGTGCGCGACGCCATCGGCCGGCTGCTCGACCAGGGGCGCACGCTGGATGAGATCCTGGCCCACCTGGAGGGCATGTCGGTCGAGGTCAGCCGCAGCGCGTTGGGTCGCTATACCCAGAAGCTTGCCGCCGCGGGCGAAAAGCTGCGCCGCAGCCGCGCCGTGGCCGAAGCGCTGGTGCGCAAGTTCGGCGACCAGCCCGAAAGCAAGACCGCGCGGCTGAACATCGAACTGCTGCACGGGGCGATCCTGGATCTGTTCATGGCCGAGGGCGATGAGGCGGCAGAAAGCGGCCGTGCCGCGCTGGCCGGGGATCCGCAGGGCGCGATGCTGCTGGCGAAGGCCTTGGAACACCTGACCAAGGCCAGCCGCCACGACGTGGAATTCATCGAGCGCGCGGAGAAGCGCGCGGCCGCGCGCGCGACGAGGGCCGCCGCCACCGCCGCCGAGAGCATGGCGCGGGAGAAGGGGCTGTCCGCCGCCACGATCGACGCCATCAAGGCGAGCATTCTCGGTGTCCAGCCGGCTGCGCCGGCACGGGGCGCGAAAGCCGCCACGTGACCGATCCCGGCCCGATCACCGCGGAGGACTGGGCGCGCCACCGGCAGGACGCCGTGGCGACCATGCCCACGCTGCCCAATGGGGCCGACGGCGTGCTGCTGCCCTACCAGCGCGCGCTGCTGGCCACGGTCAGCGCGCACGCGCTGACGGTCATCGAGAAGTCCCGCCGCATCGGCGCGACGTGGGGCGTGGGCGCGCAGGCCGTGCTGACCAGCGGCGCGCAGCGCAGCGCCGGCGGCATGGACAGCCTCTACATCGGCTACAACCTGGACATGGCGCGGGAGTTCATCGGCGTCTGCGGCATGTGGGCGCGGGCCCTTGGCCTGGCCGCCGGCGAGATGGCGGAGTTCCTGTTCGCCGACCAGGACAAGGATGGCGGGGACCGGCACATCGCCGCCTTCCGCATCGCCTTCGCCTCCGGCTTCGAGATCGTCGCCCTGGCGTCCCGCCCGCGAAGCCTGCGCGGCCGGCAGGGCTTCGTGGTGATCGACGAGGCCGCCTTCCACGACCAGCTGGCGGAGCTGCTGAAGGCCGCGCTGGCGCTGCTGATCTGGGGTGGGCGCGTGCTGGTGATCTCCACCCATGACGGCGTGGAGAACCCGTTCAACGAGCTGATCCAGGACATCCGCGCGGGCCGCAAGCGCGGCGCCGTGCTGCGCACCACGTTCGACGACGCCCTGCGCGACGGCCTGTATCAGCGCATCTGCCTGGTGCGCGGCCGCGAATGGACGCCGGAGGCAGAGGCCGCCTGGCGCGACGAGATCCGCGGCTTCTATGGCGACGGCGCCGGCGAGGAGCTGGACGTGATCCCCCGCGCGGGATCGGGGAAGTTCCTGCCGCTGCACCTGATCGAGGCCCGCGCCGACCGGACCGTGCCGGTGCTGCGGCTGCGCTGCGACGATGCCTTCGTCCACCTGCCCGACCACGCGCGGGAGCGGCACGTGCTGGCCTGGTGCGAGGACCAGGTCGGCGCCCGGCTGCGCGCACTGGCGCCCCTGTTCCGCCACGCGCTGGGCGGCGACTTCGCCCGCGTGGGCGACCTCTCGGTCTTCTGGCCGGTGCAGGTGTCGGAAGACCTAGTGCGGCGGGCGCCCTTCGTGATCGAGCTGCGGAACGTGCCCTTCGAGCAGCAGAAGCAGATCCTGCACTACGTGCTGGACCGTCTGCCGCGGCTGTCGGGCGTGGCGCTGGATGCCACCGGCAACGGCGCCTACCTGGCCGAGGTCACCGTGCAGCGCTACGGCGCGCACCGCGCCGAGGGCATCCACCTGACCGAGGCCTGGTATCGCGCGCACATGCCGAAGCTGAAGGCCGCCTTCGAAGATGGCGGCCTGACCATCCCGGCTGACGCCGGCGTGGTGGACGACTTCCGCCAGCTCGAGCTGGTGCGCGGCGTGGCCCGCGTGCCGGACAAGCGCCAGGTCGAGAAGGGCGAGGAGAAGGACAAGGCGGGCGGGCAGCGCCATGGCGACGCGGCGATCGCCGCCGCGCTGGCGATCTATGCCGCCGGCCGCGACGTGGGCGATGGGCGCTTCGCGCCGGTGTCTCGGCCGGCGGAACCGCCGTACGCGGGCTTCGTGGGCGTCGGCTCTGGCGCGGGCTTGGGCGTGGCGGACTACCTGGGATGACGGAGGCGACGATGGACATCGGGCAGCATAACCAGACCGACACCGTGGTGCGCGACTACGTGGTGTTCGGCCCGTCCGGCGACCTGGTCGTGACCGACGTGGCGGAGCTGGAGGT